TGCAGTATATGCAGTTGTAGGTTCTTGACGAACAAAATTTATAAATAATGCAATTTCATTTTCGTTAGTTACAGGATGGTCAAGTGTGTAAGATGTAGTCGCACTTGTAGTGAAGTCTTGCTTAGCAAAACTTGTGTAACTTAATGCTGGTTGGTTTCCTATAAACGGCATTATTCTCCTATGAACTTATATCATCAACAGTTGATACCCAAACATCTAATGATGAAGCTGTGTCAGATACTACTTTTAAAGCATCATTATTTTGAACTACAAATTTAGCTCCTCCATCTAAAACTTGTAATGATGAACCTGCAGGAATAGGTGCATCTTTAACAAGATAGATGTCATTTGTACCATCATTAATATATACAGATGCAGTAACTGCTGATGCTGTTACATTAGCAACTGAAATACCAACAACTGTATCATAGCTATTTGCAGTAAATAGAGTTTCTGCAGATGTTCCTACATCGTTGCTTGTGTATCTTCTAAAGTTTTGTGCCATATATCTCCTTTATTATAATGCAATCGCCATGGCTATAGCGAATCCATTTGTTGCTAAACTAGAAGTATCAGTAGCTTCTATATTTGTCCACGCACTTCCATTATAAAATTTTAATCTATTATCAGTAGAATTATAAAATAAATCACCTTCATCTAAAGATGCAACAGGATTTGTGCTACCAATTCTATAAATATTTGCAAATGAATTAACAGATCCAATATTAGTAGCTACAGTACCAATATTATTAGATCCAGATAAATCTGTTGCTACAGTACCTATTGTATTGCTACCAGATAAATCTGTTGATACAGTTTGAATATCAGATAAATTAGTAACAACTGTTCCAATTGTGTTAGCTCCATTGAGATCTGTTGCAATTGTTGTAATATTTGCATTGGCTCCAGCAACTGTAGAAATATTATTAGTTGGAGATATTTGACCTGCAACTATAGTTATATTGTTTATATTTGTTGCATTACCTACTGTATTAACATCTGTAATATTATTTGCAACTGTATCAATCTCAGATACTGCTTCATTTAAATCATCTGCTACAGTTTCTACTTCAGATATAGCTTCGTTTAAATCATCAGCGACTTTTATTACATCAGCTATATTTGTTGCTACCGTATTTATTGAAGCAATATTTGTTGACACAACACCTATATCTGTTGCATCATTTGCAACTGCTGTAACATCAGAAGCTATTGCACTAACAGCACTTACATCACTAGCTATTCCTGCAATTGTTGTAATATCTGTAATATCTTGTGCAAACTCTAATCCATTACCAGAACTGTTTACTGATAATACTTTATTAGCTGATAAATTAGGAAATGTAATATCAAATGTATTTGCTGTTGTAGCAGCAGCTCTAGGAGAAAATTTTAAATCTCTTTCTAGTTGCTGACACATAGCAATAATTTTATCTAATTCAGTATTTAAAGATCCTATTTGAAAAGCTCCAGATGTTGGAAAATCTGTAACTCTTTCAATAGCAACATCTCTAGATATAGTAATTATATCATTTACTGTAGCACCAGGCGAACCTAATGTAATGGAACCACCACCAGTTTGTCCTGCACCAGATACTGAATATTCTGTTGCATTTGCTGGTGATGCAGAAAAAGTTAATAGTGTTGTACCATTAAATACTTTTAAATCTGCATTATTAAAAAACTCAAATCCTACAGTAAAGCTAGTTTGTCCAGCTGTTGCTGTATATTGAACTCGTGGTTCTACATCTGAAATTGTTATACTCATTATCGAAGTCCTTTTTCTATATCGTCAAATAACCAATCCAAGTACCATACGTTCTGAAATGGAATTAATCTACGCACATTACGTGCTGTGTAGTGATTATATGATTTGCCACCAACATCATACATAATATCAAACACATTATAAATTTGTGATGCACTTGGGCCAAGTAATCCTACTTTAGATTTCATAGAAGAACCATAAGGTTTACCTTCACCCATTAATGGAGCTATACCAATTCTGTTATCTGTAAGAGCTTCTATAGATCTATTAACATCTACAAATATTCCACCTAATCCAGATCTGTCAAACGCTGCTAATAATTTTGCAGTTAAAGATTTTTTAGAATAATCTTTGTTAAATCTAAATTCACTGTAAACTGCATCTACTAACATACCAGATCCCATTAATAAAATTGAACCAAATAAAAAATCTAAATCTTTTTCTTGCATACCTCTCATTAACATTCTTTGTGTAGAAGCCATTGCAAATTTTTTAAACTGTACAATAGTACTAGCAAGTTCATAGTTCATAAACAAAGGTGTATCTCCTTTGCCTGGCGTTACAATTGTAATATTAATATCTTTATTTAATGCTGCACCAAATCTTTGTTTAGCTAAATCATCAGTCCATTCTGCTGAATTAGCCATTCTATTATGTACAGTTTTAGTTCCATGTTCTTCATACATTTTAGCAATTCTTTTTGCTACTTCTTCATCAATACCAGAAGCTGCTAACTTAGTTTTAAATTTATCTGACAAAGTACCTTTACTCCATTTAACAGAGTCTTCTAAGATTCTAGAACCAATAGTAACAGATGCTGCACTTTTCATAAATTCTGTCCATCTAGACATCATGTTAATATACATAAAATTAAAGTTGGCTGCTTTACCCATCATACCTTCTACTTTAGAAGACATACCAAACATATCTCCTATATCAGAAAATAACATAGCTCTTTGTCCTGTAACCATATCTACTGCTTCTGCAAAAGACTGAGCTTCTTTTTTACCTGCTTTAAAGATACCGAATTTTTTATTTGACAGCATATCCGCCCACATTTCAAATTGTGTTTTAAAACCTCTTTGAATACCAGATGTCATAATAGTTCTTGGTACATCAGCTACTGCTGCAAAAAAACCAGTAAGCATTGTTAAAGCATTATAGTGTTTCATTGTTCTCATAGCTCTAGATGTCCAAGCATGAGGATCAGCAGGTAATCCATATGTACCTCTAACCAGCTCAATACCAGCTTCTAGATCTTCTAAAACTTTGTTTCTCTCTGTTATAATCTTAGCTTTTTGTGCCTTAGTTTTTGCTTTAAATGCTTTAATATTATATTCTTCAGCTACTTGATATAATCCAGGAAACGTCATTGATTGAGCTTCATCTATGTATTTATATCCTAGACCATTTGGATCTCCGTATTTTTTAGTAAATAAAATGTCTGGAGTTACTTGTCTGTAGTATGTTTTCATAAGTGAAAAAATATCACTTACTATAAAATCATTATCTACTAATTTCATTTGTGTTTCTGGTAGAAGGTTTAACTCTCTAGCTCTTGTAGCTCTAGCATATCTAGGTCTATTAAAAACATATCTTTCAAATACAAGATCTTTAATATCATCAGTATATTTTGTTTTTTCAAATCTTTGAAATGGAAAATGTCCTGCTAGATCATCTACTAAAGTATTTAATTTTTTTTCATTAATATACTTTCCTCTTTTAATTAGATCTTCTCTAATTATATTTTTAAACAATTCTTTGTTTTTATCTATATTGGTTTTATTATAAATTATATTAACATAATCTTTTATTAAACCATCTGACGCTTTTAAGCGTTCTTCTAACTTAGCAATTTTATTTTTGATTTCTGTTGCAGAATATTGTGATGTAGTACCATCTACTTTGGACTTAAATGATTTAGAAGTTTCACCCTTCTTTTTCATTGTGTCCATAGTACCTTTCCAAAAATTTAATTCTCTTTCAATAGGTAATTTACGAATGCCTAGTTCTTGCATTTCTTTACCTATTGGGCCATACACTTTATCTTGTGTAATTCTTGCAGCTTGTGCTATTTCTGGAATATCATTCTGCATACCTTTTAATCTTGTTTTAGTTACTTCTCTACTAAACTCAGCTAAAGACATTTGACTATTCATAATATTATGTAAATTTAATCCTAATTCTGTTTTAGGATGTGCACCTTGTACTCTAGCAATATATTTCATGTATTGCTCTTTAATATCTTTCATAGCTTCTATTGATCCTACTTCTCTCATTCTTAATTGTAATTCAATAGATGGATCTGTTGCTTTAAAACCATACTCTTTAGTATTTTTTAATTTAAGTAATGGTGTATCTAAAATATCTGCAATCATTGTTCTTGCATTTTTAGAAATAGATTTAGTAACTCTAAATACATTAGTCCAAGGACCATCTTCACCAAATACACCTAAATTACTTTTTACAAATTTTTCACCTTGAAATTCTTCAGAAGGAGTTGGTTTTACTTTTTGTTCATTAGCTGCTGCACCTACATTACCAGGTGTTGGAGGTCTTTCATTAGGATTTATAAACTTACCATCTTCATATATTTCTTGTGTCATTGTTTTAGGTGGTGCATGAAATGATTTATCTGCGTCTATAATTTTTTGTTGTGTAGCTCCTCCTACAGAACCTTTAGCCATTTTATTAATTATATAAGGTAATCCATAACCACCAGCAACAATCCAAGGAACATAATCATCTGGTCTTGTTGGATCTATATTTTGCTTTGCTATTTCTTCAGCAGTAAAAGCTGTACCAAATATTTTTGCACTTTGCCCTGCTTTAGTTGCTAATAATAAACTTGAAGGATCTAAAAATGCTCCAGTAATTTTACCTATATGATACCAAGGACTAGCATAATTTTGTTCTGCTTGTTTATTTAACTTTTGTATAATAGCTGTAGATTCTGCAGCACTTTTACTAAACATAAATTGATCATAAAAATCTTGATAGTTTTTTAATTGTGGATCATTCTTAGGATTATAATTTTCATCTGGTACAAAATCTTGATGATTAACATAATAATCAACAGCCATTGATGTTAAATTTTCAGAAGCAAATCCTTGTTGAAAATCTACATAAGGACTATACTCTATAGGAGTATTTCTTTCTTGTTTTAAACTTTCTGCATCAGAAGGCTTAAATGGAAAAGCTGTCATTAATTTAATTTACCTAATTTACCACCATAAGAATTTATGCCTCTTGTATAACCTTCAAAAATCATTTTATCTAAAAGTAATTGATTTTCTGGTGGATAATATTTATAAAATGCTTCTGAACCCATTTCATGTTCAATCATAAATTTAATTAATTTATTCATTTGATTTCCATCAAAAAAATTAATTGCAGTATCTCTAGTAAAATTAGTTTTTTCTTCTAAAGCATTTAAATATGGTTCACTCTTTTCTGCATATACAGTTAATATTTCTTCTATAGTAGGATTGTTTCCATATCTTTTAGTAGTTTCATTTTTAATTAAAGTAGAGTTATTAATCATTACTCTCATAGCAGCTCTTATAGAATCTACAGGACTAGCAAATATTGCTGCTTGATTACCTGTAGTAATATTAGTCATTTCACCATCCCAAGTTTGATCAGTTTTCATAACTGCCATATAGTTATTAGTTCTAAATGTTAATGGTAAATCTTTATTTTGATAATTATTATATACATGTTGCATATAACTTTTTTGCAAAGCTTCTTCTGTAGCAGAAGTTTTGTGTGGAGGAAATCTAGATTCTATTAATTTTTGTTTATCGTTAAAATTTCTATTACCTTGAATTTGTGCATCATAAGATACAACTTCATTAATTTCATTATTAATTTCTGCAGCTTTATCATAATAAGATTCAACATCTATATCTTTTCCTAATACTTTAAATATAAAACCAAATGGTTTTACTTCTTTAGGCACATCATCTATCAAAGGAAAATCTGGATAAAATCTATAATCAGAAGCTTCTATCATTGTTTTAGTAGTACCATAAAAAAATTTTTGTAACCATTTTTCTGTACCAGAATCACCATCAATAAATCTACCCAAACCTTTTTCCATAAATAAATCAAATTTTTTATTAGCAATTTCTTGTATAACTTGAGATCTAGAATCTGGTAAATTTTCTACTAGCATATTACTTCTTAAACCAGTAGGATCAAAAAAGTTATCTCCTTGTGTTAAAGATATTAATTTATCATCATACAAAACTTTAGCATGATAATTAGGTTTTCCTTCTTTATTAAAAGTTCCTGTAGGCTCTATAATTAAATTTTTATAATTTTCATCTATAACTTTTTTCATAACATCACTAATGTTTATTGGTTCTTGTTCTTTTCCAGTTGGACCAACAGGATCAAAACCAAATCTTTCTATTTGTTCTTCTTTAGATAAATTTTCTTTTAAATAATTTGCTTGTGCCATTAATGCAGAATCAAAACCTTGACCAGTAAATCCTATTTCTTTTTCAAAACCATGTTTAATCATACTAACTTTACCAGTTCCATTTAGTCTAGTAGCTGAATAACCTTGTTTATTCATTGAATGTAAAGCTTGAATAGATGCTTTGTAAAATTGTTCTTTACCTTCATCTGTTTTTAAATCTATATCACTATTACCATTTATGTAAGCTAATTGTGTTTTAATATTATCTAACCAATCTTTTTGCACTTTTGGTGTCATATCAAGTCCTTTATACCAAAGACTTGTACTTTCTGGTATAAACATATGAGAAAACTTATTTTGTTTTTTATTAAATATTTTTTTTAACCACCAAGTATCTGTATTAATATCTTGCATTTCAATAGTCCATTTCATGTTATTAATTGCAACATCTATATTGTTATCAATACTATCAGATACTTTTTTATAATTTTCTTCTAAACTACCTTTATTGCTCATTAAATTATTTAATTTTTCAGCAACTACTTCATCAGATTCTTTACTCATTAAACCTATTTTGTTTGCAGCATTATAAATGTGTTCATTTTCAATTGTAACATAAGGAAACATGTCTTTTGCTTTTATATAATTAAATAAAGATAAATTTTCTTTAAAATCTTCTATCATTCCTGGTGTTTTAAAATTAACATTATAATCTTTATTAATTTTTTTAAGTACAGCAGTTGGTTCCATATTTTGATTTTTTAATATTTCCATTGCTGTTGCTAAATCTGGATTTTCAATATCAGTTATATTTTCATCATTAATGCCATATCTTCTAAATAAAGCAGTTTTAAATAATTCCATTTGTTCATTATCTTCAAAGTTATCAATAACCTCATATTCTAAAGCTTTGCTTACTAATTTTTGAACATTAATATTTTTATTAACAATTTCTACAGCTCTAGGAAAATCTGTATCAGAAATATTTGGCATAGAATTAATTACAAAATTAGTTGCATTAGCATTTGCACCATTAGCAAAATTATTAACATCTAATATTGAACCAGCATCTTGTAGTCTATCAAGAGGATATTTTGTTTTAGCACTTTTTAATCCATTAATATTTTTACTATTATAATCATCATACAATGATTTAACTTTAGTTATTATTTGAGATCTTTTAAATGGATCTGTAATATCTTTAGCATATTTTTGAAATATAGGATTATCTACATTATCTGGTGTTACTGGTAAATTATCTTTTCCTGCAGCATAATCTAAAAAATATTTATTACCATCTACATCTCCTAATTTTTTTATAATATTAAATACTCTTAATGTTTCTAAATCTATAATATCATTATCTAAATCTTTTTTTAATTGACTACCACTATATCTATTAGTAGCAACAAGAGTATTTTCTGCACCACCATAATTATGATTTAAAGTTTTTTGTAAATCATTTCCAATAAAACTATTTATATCTAATGCTGTTAATTCTGGACTCATATTTATAGTTTCTAAATGAGATCCTGCATCTACCATTGTTTGATCTTTAGTTAAATTCCAACCATCTAATGCTTTTTGATCTTCTCTAGCATTATAATTAGTTGTAGCATAAGACATATTAGCTAAATTTTTTTGTGCTAATATATTTTGTGCAACATTTTTAAAAACTCCTGGTGTGTTATCAATTGTTGTTCTAGAATAACTATCTATTGCATTTCTCATTCCATCTGGATCAAATTTAAATTTATCTTTTAATTGTAAATAATGATCTCTTGATTGTTGATTAAATTGAAATTGCCAATTTGCAGAAGCATCAGCTTCAGCTTTTTTTCTAAATACATCTATAGCTTCTGATATAGGTTTAGATATTTGTGCTGCTATATTAGTATTAGCAAATTTTGGAATACCAATATTATCAGCTACACTTGCTTTTAAATTAACTTGTTTTTTTGCTTGTTTTAATGCCATAGTTACTCCGTTTGTCCTGGATCAAGAGGATCATAATAATTATCATATTGTCCTCTTGTTTTATATGATTTAGCGTAAGCTCCTGTTTTTAAACCTGCAGATGCTATACTTGCATATGCTCCAAACTCTTGAGCTTTACCCATAACTTTAGTTGAATATATTTGTGATTGTAATTTAGATTCACCTCTAGCAGTATTTATTTTTATATTAGCTATATCTTTTTGTGCTATTCTGTCTATCTCAGATTGAGTAGATAAAAAACTTCTACTATCATCATTATAACCAGAACCTGCAACTATAGCTAAATTTTGTTTTCTTTTTCTTCTAGCTTCTTCTAATACATCATTAGCATCTTGCATTCCTTTTAACTGATTATATTTTCTTTCAGTTTCGTATTCTCTAATGATTGCTTTGTTTTGAGCTTTTTGTGCTTGAATACCTTGATAAGTACCAACAGCTTGTACAGCAAAACTAGCAACAGCTAATGTAACAGGATCAGCACTCATGCAAAAACTACCTCCACACTCATTCCTAAAATTTTAATTGGTAACGGATCATCTTGAGATAATGTTACTGTTGGACTTTTACTATAACCTAAAAAGAAAAATTCTTTTTTGTCTGTTACAGGTGTTAAGTCAGAACCACCAGTGAAGTTAACTTGTTGGACTACTAAAGATTTAGAGGTTGTGTCTGCAGCTTTGACAGTCAAATCTAAAGCAGAATTAATATCAATGATGGCTCTTGAGATTCTTCTTGGTAGCCCAGTTAATGGGCCTTCTGGTAATTCTTTATCTATCGGCATAGTTTCAATAATAGGTGTATAATTAAATCCAATATTCACTCCAGTTGCTCTTGGTGAATTAAGTGTAATAGTATCTGTTGCAGTTACAGTAAACGCACCTAATGAACTATTGCCTTCTACTGCATTAATAGATTCATTTGTATATATACCATTTACCGAATGTAAATATCCTTTAACAATTGTAACAACAGCATTATCTGCTGGAGTTGCTGCTAAACTTTGATCTAAGTTAAGATCATAAGATCCACCACCATTATTAGTAACAGCTTGAATAGTATATTCAGTAGCATTACCTGCAATAGTAAATGTTTCGTTAATTTGTGGATCAGAAGTAAATCCATCTATTTTTATAACAGCTCCTGTTTGACTACCACCTTGTACTAATGGTGTACCTCTTTGACTAACTGTTGATGTTGTTTGCATATCTAATGTAATACTATCATCATCTCCAAATTTTTCTAGTGTATATACTGTAGATCCATTTAATTGTCTTTTTACAATACATACTAAATATTCATTTAATGTAATTACAGATTGATATAAATCATTTTCTTTAGTTGTCCAAAGACTCCATCCTGCTATTTTTTCATCTCTTACAGAATGAAAGATAGCCATTGTTCCTGGTAATGTATTTCCATTATTAAGAAAGAACGCATATTGTTCTGGTCTTGTAAAGTTACCTTTAATAATTGCTACTTGCTTTGGATCATCAATTAGATGTTGTGCAAGTATTGATACCGAAGTTGATTTATAACCATCTTCAATATCAGAATAAATAAATTCTCTAACAGCTTTACCATTTTTTTGAACAAATCCTGCTGCTTGATCAAATATAATAGGAGCTGTTCTACTTATACCATATGCTGTTTGTCGTAATACTGACACATTGCCAGGAGTAATAGTATTATCATTTGCTCTTGGAATATAATATTCACCACCATCTGTAAAAATTTGTAAGTCTTTACCAGATAACATATGTCTTACTTCATTAACTTCTGCACCTGCAATATCTAAATCAATAGATTCATCAGCTTCACCTGTTCCTACATCAAAGTTAAAATACTCAGATATTCTAGAAGCTAATACACCTGCTGGTCTAGATTTAAGACCACCTAACCAAAGTCTGTTATTATGAAAAGTAACAGCTTGTGGATGTCCTCGTCTTGTAGATATAGTTTGTTCAGCCCAGTTAAAATGAGGGCCAGTAGAACCTGTATCTTCAATAACTGTAACAGTAACTTGCGTTGCAGAAGTAAAGCCAGTTATTTTAACTTGTTTAGCATTAATTTCTAAATAATCACCTACTTGATTACTTGTAAAGGCATCTGCACTTGCAGTAACAATTCTACCTGTTCCTGTAGCGTGAGAAGATAAAGTAACACTAATTCCACTATCAACATATTTATAAAAAGGTTGCAAACTTCTATTTGCACCACTAACACTAATAGTATCGTCTTCATCAAAAGCAAAAGATGATACTGTAAATGAACTTGCAGATTCTCTAAATAATCTTCTTGTTCCATTATCTCTATGTGTAATAAAAATAGTATCACCAAACTGAGCATAATTTAATTCAAACAATTGAGCTGTAGTCCAGTTACAATTTGTTGTATAGTTAGATACTATTGCAGTACCACTTATATTGTAAACATCCATTCTTTGATTAGATAAAACTATAATAGCTATTTCATCATCAGAAAATACAAAAGGAATTAATCTAGATTCAGCAGGTAAAGTTGCAAGATAAGAAGTGCCTGGTCTTCTCATTAAACCACCTTCTGCTAATAATGCAAAGTTTCTACATTGTTTAGCTCCATTTGCATAAGCAGGTGTATCTATTCTAGTAGCTAATAATGGGTTAAGCTCTCCAGAAGAAAAATTGGTTAATACAGTTTTTAATGTTCTTGCCATTATACATCAGTTCTCGTAGAGTTTCTTAGATTAATAAATCTAGAAGTATCTAGTTTTCTAGTAGTTACTTCTGCTGTATCTATATTTTTAGATATTAAAAATTGTCTATCAGACATTTGTTTAAATTGATTTATCATACCAGCATCTCTAGCAACTGAACCTGCAAATAAAGAGGCAAGTTCATATTCTAAAGCTAATCTAAAATGAGCTGGAAAATAATCTTCTTCTACTCTGTAAATATAATCTAATACTAAATTATGATTTGCACCATAAGTATTTACATAAATCATATTCTTATATCTTGTATAAGGAATAATATAATCGTTAACTGTTAATGTATTAATTTGTAATACTCCAGGATCAGCAGGTAACTGATAAGCATATTCATATCTTCCTACTGGAGCTGTAGATAATAATGATAATTCTTTTTGATTAGTTGCAAACTTCCATCTATGTCTTGTTAAAGAAGATTGTACAATATCTTCATAAACATTTGAAGCAACTAAAGCTTCTGTAGATCCATCTGTAAAAGAAGATATAGGTTGTGCACCTATCATTACTAAAGCTCTTGCACATATATCTACTTTTGATGTCGCCATATTTTATAAAATTAAATTAATTGAGGGCGAAATTAATCGCCCCCAAAATATCTTTAAACGATTATGATCCGTTTACGACAGTTACTGTAGCAGCACCTGTTGCAGAAGACACTACAAGAATGTCAACTGTTTGAGTACCACCATTTGAACCAACGCAAAGAATAATATCATTTTCTTTTAAGTTCTCAGTTGCTGAGTTGAAGTAACCAGAAGCAGCTATTGTAGCAATAGCATCTCCATCTGTATAAAAGAATACAGAGTTACCACCAGCTTCAGCAATCTTTTTGATTGGGTTTGCAGTTTCGTAAGCCATATATTCTCCTTATTCAGCACATTTCTGAACTCTAATACCATCAGTATCAATTAATGTACCACCTATGCTTAGCATAGAAGTAATTAAATGAGAAACTTTTTCTGGTATGTAGTTCACTTCGGTTTTAACATCAGAACCAACTCCTAAGCCTAATGATGATTTGTGGAAAGCCACAGTATGTCTATCAGTAGAACCAGAAGTTTCTAGTCCACTGTGTACAAACCATAAGAATCCTAACCATCTTTTAGCAGTCATTCCTCCAGCATATGGAAGCTCACCTTCGCCTACATATTCAACTCTAGAGAATTGATCTAGGTTAATTAGATCAGACCATTGTTTTGGTCCTACTACCCAGAATCTTTGTTGGTCATCTGGTACATCATTGGTATTGAAAAGTTCCATCATAGCTTGAGCTTTTCCTAAGTTCATACCAGTACCTGTTCCTGATGAGTTGTTTGCAAGTTGAGTTGCACCATCCATAATACCTGTAAGTACGCTATCAGTTTTTCTACCTAAAGCATACGCAGCAGATTGTGCTACTACTTGTCTTTCGTCAATGTTAACCTTTAACTCGTCTAGCTTGTCAACGTAATCAGCTGCATAGTAATCAGTTAAAGTTGCTGACACATTGCTGTGTGAAAGATCCATTGCAACTACTTCAGCATGTCTTGCTTTAGTGTTTGCAGATCCTTTTGCAACTTTCTGAAACTTAACAGATGATCCATTAACGCCATTCACAGTTCTTACTAAGTTCTTTAATTTAGAACCCATTCTTTGGTAAGCCATATGAACTTCTGCTTCAAACTGAGTAATAAAGGCATTTGTTATTGATGTTGCCATTTTATTGTCCTTTGTTTGTTGTTAAGTTACGTTTGTTATCCGATTATCTTACAAATGCAGTGGTTTGTTATCCAATTAAGGGCAAACATTAAACATTTTTAAGGTCTTGATATAAAAATAGATTTGTTTAATTATTTAAACAACGCACAATTACATCCATATTTTAGGAATAGTAATTACTTCTCCAAACTCTATATTACCTTTTTTATCGTAAGAATATGTACCAAACAATGTAATATATTTTTTGGTTTCTTTGTATATCCACATTTGACTAGATACAGCTTTAGCAGGTTCATGATCATCCATATCGGCTTTACTTACCCAACCTGTATCACTAATTGCATCTAGCCAATGCAAATCTTTTTTAAGTTTTTTATACTTAAATTTACTTTTTTGTTTCGTATGCTTTTTCATACAGTTCTGTTACACGTTTAATATAAGCATCATCTCTTTTGTTAGAGTCATAATATCTAGGATCATTCATCATAGATTTAAGATCTACTAGATCTGGAGTAACAGATACTTGTGTAGGTGTAGTAGGCATAGGACTGTCTTTAGTCATTTTCATTATTTCTTCTATTGCTTTTACACCTTCAGCTGTTGATGCTACACTAGAAAAAGTATTATAAGCTTCTGGTGATAAATTCTTTTTTGACCAAAGCTCAGCAGCTTCAACTCTTTCTTTAGAGTTGTCACCTAACTTTTCCATTTCAGCATTAACATCTGGTAAAGTTGCCATTGCATTATCAATAAATACTTTAACACCTTCATCAAATTGTTCTTGAGATAAACCATTTTGTTTGGCTGTATCTTTCCACCATTGTACTATTTCCATATCTTCTGATACAGATACATCTACATTTTCTGGAAGTTCTGGAACATTAAGATTATATTCTTCTGGTACTTTACCCAATCTTTCTTGTTCTAAATCTTGTCTAACTTGTTTAGACAGATCTTCTGTTCTTGAGCCTAATTTTTTCTCAAGAGCATTATAACTAGAAGCTAAGTTTTCTAAATTAACTTCTTTTCTATCAGCATCCCAAAATTTATCTTGTACAAATTCTGGTTTATCACTAACAGTTTGCTCTTGCGTTTCTGTGGTGATTGGTGCTGTTGCATTATCATCTACCATCTTGTTCTCCTTTTTTTATTCTTGTTTGTATTACAGCTGTTAGAAATCTCATTCCTTCTAAATGAAATAATCCATTCCTATCTATATTAGGACCAGCAACTGCTTCAGTTGTAATTGATTTAATATATTCAAGAATTTTTTTTCCATCATCATTCTTAAATACACCTGCAAATAATTTATTAAGATTACGTTCTTCGTCTTCTGTTCTTACGTAACCATCAATAGATTTTGCAGGAATTGGTCTTTTTTCTTTAAGTCCATCCCAACTCATTATTGTGGTATTTCTCCTTCTTTCGGTGCAGTTTGTAACTGACTAATCTGTTGTACTATTTGCTTTTGTTCTTCTTCATCACGAATTAGTTTTTCAGGCAAATTCATTTTTTGTGCTAGATACTTAGCAGTTTCATTTTGATTAACAATAACATTAATCATTTGTGGGCCAAAAGTACCTGCAATAATTTCATTAAATCTATTTATATCAGAAACATCTTGCATATGTTGTGCTTTAGCTAATGGAGATCTAGCAGCAATCTTTACTTCTCTACCATTAACTTTAGGTAGTTCTATTCTACCTTGTTTAGATAATAATCTAATTATTCTTTTTAATAATGGATGTATAAACTCAGATTGTAATCTT